AAAGAGCTTTATCGCCGAGCTGGCCGGAAAGATGGAATTTGAAAAGCTACCGGAAGGCGGTGGAGTATGAAAAACGAAGTAGGCGGGGAAAAGGAACGCCCCGGCCAGTACATCGATTCGGAAAGCCCATTTTGCAGAAACTGCACGCGGGATGATTGCCCAACCAACGGGGACGGCTGCAAGGCGTGGGAAGAATATTTCGTAGCGAATTGGAACGAAAACATCATGAAATCAATTGGAAACCACAAAAAACAACGCCAATTTTTCCGGTACGAACACCCGGACTTGGTGAGAGAGGGGATTGTTTTTGAGCATGAGCAAGGCGAAAATGTACGGCTGCTTCAAGCCGGTGAAGCGGAATTGCACCCCGCCCAGGTGGGGGAAAGTCCCTCGGGGAAATAAATGCAAACAGAAAGGAAATGCAAAATGAAAAATGAGCTATGTACCAGCTGCAAGTCCCGAATTGCCACGGATGGATGGGCGGCTTGTGA